TCATGTACCTGCGGTTGGGATGATCTGAGCATTCAGGACGTTCCCGATGTACCCAGCGAGGATCAACTCCCTCTCGGTGACCGGATCAACTGCCGTAGACATCGTCTTGACGATGTCGGACAGCTCAGCACGGGCGATGAGGAACTTCTCCACGATGAGGCGATGCTGCTCAACCTGGAAGCGGACGTCTTCAAACGCCGCGATTCCAAGCGTCGCAAACAGCGTAACACTGTTCACGGTGTAAGCAGCACGATCGAGAAGGGCGAGACCTCGCTTGTCCTCATTCAGCTCGATTTCCTGCCGAGCGGTGTCCTGGGCGCGATCCAGAACATCGTAGTTCATCTGATAGATTTCCTCGATATCCACGGTGGGAAACGAGGTAACCTTGAACTCACTCGGTTGGATATACTTGCCGTAGAGGCGCGACTCGAGAGACTGACCGTCTTGTCCAACGACCCACGCCGATGCACGGACGTCTTTCGCGATGCGGAAGAGTTCGCCCTGTGCAAGTGGCCTGGTGCGGTAGATCTTGCGTGCCCAGCCTTCGTAGTCAACGATGTCCTTGATCGGAAGCAGCAGTTCCTGACCAACGATGGCAAAGCCCTCGCCAGTTGGGTCCTGCATAGCCGCCGCAAGAACTTCCATGCGTGCCTGCTTGTCCATCTGCGATTCTGCAGTTCGGAAGAATTCCCGCGAACCAGCGGTCTTCGTCACGTTCTGCAGAAGGTGTGCGATCTGTGTCAGTGCATCTCGATTGTCCTGAGCATTGATTTGCCCTGACTTGTCGAACATGCGCTGGCCCGAGCCGAGAGCGGCTTGGACACTGGAGCGCCACCCACCGAAGCCGGGCGGATTGAACTCGCCACGATCACCCGCGAGATGCTCTCCACGTGGAGAGACCTGAGCTCGCGTTTGAGCCGTAGGAGACTGCCGTCCTGCTGTTCTCGGATCTGGGCGCGAAGCTGATCGCCCACCATTTGGTTGGAATTCTGGAAGCTGTGGCATGCGACCCTGTGGAGCAGGTGCCGCACCCGCAGCCCGTCGTGTATACGGGTTGTTTGGATGTGCCATTTACCTTCTCCTGAGAATCACGAATGCCCCGGAGACACGACGCCCATGAATGGGTCATCGGCCGACGGAAGCTGGAAAACCTTCGCAAACGGTGGTCGGCCGCCATTCTGATTGGTCAGATAGCCAGCCTTGCCAGACGATGCATCACCAACGTACAACTGCTGCCCGATGGTATAGGTCTGGGCCGGATCATACACGCACGTGAACAGAAGTGTCCAGTTCGTGATGATCGCGATCCGTCCCTGTGCCTGGGTAACCTCGTCCAAGAAGTTCCAGAAATTGCGTCCCTGGAAATCCAAATCCGAAGTCGGGATGTACCACTGGTATGCAACATACACAGTAGCGCCGGAAGGAATTGCTCCTGCACCAATGCGAACAATAGTGCCGTTCGTATAGCTGATGGTATAGTCAGTACCCTCAACATACGTGGTAGCACCAGTCGTTCCTACCGGAGCGCTAGCAACCCTAACGAAACCTGGACCAGGAGAGCCGAAGAGGTTACTGTGCTGCAGGTTCGAAGCAACCGTTCCTGTCAGTACCTGTGCCTCATCGATCACATCCGAGATCAAGGATGATGTCTTGTTCCACTTGGCGAAGCCAAAGGGAACATCGATCGGAGCCGAGCCAAGGCCATCGCAGACGTTGAACCACCCGTTTGCCTCCTGTGCCAGTACTTGACCAGCGATAAAGGAGCTGCCCGGATCGGCGACATACACTCCGACGTTGGTGTTGATCTGCGAACGACGAAGATCAATACCTACCGGAAAGATGTCCGACTGAAATGCCTGTAGCGTGGGATCATATGCATTTAACGTACTCATGCCCTATCACCTCCTTTCTGAGTTTGACATACTCAACGAGACAGTCTTTCAGAGACTGCTCGGTGAAACTGACTGCCCTTGGTGCTGCTTAGTGCAGCGCGGATCGACATGCGACCAGCATCTCCTCTCGATGGAGGTTCGGGCGGTTGAACAGACGAAGTATTGACCGG